TTGCACAGCCGCCCGGCATACGCGCCCAGTTCCGGCCCCCAGATGGTGGCCACGGGGTTCACCTGGTCGGCGGCAATGTTCGTAGTGATCGGCCGGACAGCATCCAGCCAGTCTTCCCACGTCTCGGTGGGCAGCGGCCCCCGGCAGCGCGGGATGAAGAACAGCGGGCGCATGTAGCGGGCCATGATGGTTTCGGCCTTGGCCTGCATGGCCTCTATCTCCGTGGGCAGGGCCACGGGGTCGGTGATGACGATGGCCTCCACCGTCACCCGTTCCATGGCGAAATCCACGGCCTCGTCCCATGTGTCGCCGCTGGCCAGCGGGATGGCGCAACCGTTCCAGTTCTGCCCGGCGTTCAGCCGGGCGGCGGCCACGTGGGTTTTCAGGTCCGAATCGGCGCTGCCGAACACCCCGTCGAGATCCGTCTCGGTGTTCAGGGTGATCAGCTTGCCCTCGTTGGTGCCCGCGCCGCGCCCGACGAACAGGAAGAAGTTCTCCACTTCCTCCAGCGGGCCTTGAATCAGGTTCAGGTTGTTTACCTGCACGCTTCCGAGCATGGGTGGTCTCCTATCTGGGCACGCTGCCCAGCACGTTTTTAGCCAGCCGTTCGCACATCTTGTCCGCCTCGGCGGCCGTCACGCCCAGCGCGGCGCGCTCGGGCACCGTATCGCGCCAATCCTGCACCCCCTTGGGATTGCCGGTGCGCATCAGTCGCAGCACCAGGCCCGCCTGCCCGCCACATCACGGACACGCGCCGCGTTGCCCTGCCGCCGCCCTTGCCGGGCACTGGCAGGCGATACCCTTCCCGCAGCAGCGCCTTGGCCTGCCTGCGTGTGCACCGGGCCTTGTAGTCCGGCACGCCGTAGGCCCGCGCCGCGCGCTGCGGGGTCCAGTCCTCGCCCACGCCGTGCTGGTGCCGGTAGGCGATCCGCGCGTCGCGCGGATTCTTCCACGAAACAACAACCCCGCCATCCGGGCCGCGCGGGATGATGGCCAGCGTCTTGGCCAGCCCGGCAAGCATGGCCCGCTTGTCCCGCTTGTCGCGGCGCGGCGCGAAAGGCGCGCCCTCCACCGTCTCCTGCTTGCGGATGTTGCGCCGCGTCTGCGTGCGCACGTACCCGGCAAGACGGCGGGCATGCTTGCGGCG